TTCTCCTCTTTGAACAGGTAATCTAAGAATCGGACACTCTTCAATAACCTCACCCTCGTTTATGTCTTCACATGCGAAAACCCCCCAACCGTGAATTGAACTTTTTCTTACTTGTAGTCTTGTATTTCTTTGAATTTCCATTTGGATTAAATATAATAAACTTAAAAGTATTTATCAATATAAACAAGTTCAGCTGACTATGGCAGAGAAATTAGTTCCAATTACAAGACTCGGTAAATTTTTTGGCGGTGAGGATTACGCTCTCGACATTGGTATGGGTGAGGAGTGGTTAATTGGTGATATGAATTTCACCGTAATTTTATATAGAATAGATAGATACAAAACCAAAACTGATGATGTATATGGTGAAGTTTTGGAAGATGGTATTCAGTTCTTAGCTCCCGTTGAATTGAAGGGTTACGTTCAGGTTATGGCTCCTACAAATAAAACTGTTGGTAACTCTAGAGTTGAGTTACAAGAACCAGGTAATATGAGATTTAGTATTTACCAAAAAACTTTGGATGACATGGGTGTTGATATATTCATGGGTGATTATTTTGGATATTATGAAAGTGAAGATAGAGTAAGATATTATGTTGTTAGTGATGATGGATATGTAAAGTCAGACAATAAACACACCTATGGTGGTTACAAACCTTTCTATAGAACTGTTGTTGCCACATGGGTTAGTGAAAACGAATTTAACGGAATCTAATTATGAGATTTATTTTAAAAGAATCACAATTGGGTTTTTTATTAGAACAAATATCCTATGACCCAAATGTTGAAATCATACAAAAGTATCTGATAAAAAAGGGGTATGATTTGGGTAAGTATGGTCCAAACAAAGATGGAGTGGATGGTAAGTTAGGACCTTTGACAAGAGGTGCGATGGAACAAGAGTTTGGTTTGAAAATTGTGAGAAAAGGTTCCTCATCACAAAAAACATCTGGTGAGTATGATGCAATTTTAGTTGGGGGGTTAGATAATAGGTCTGGTGACTTAAATATAGATTCACAAGTAAGTTTATTGAAACAGGGGATTGGAACTGAAAAGAATGTTAAAGGTTTTAGGTTTAACACACCATCCTCTACAATTATAGATTTTATCAATAAAAACCCAGGAATCCCGATTTATCTTTTCAGTGCGGGATGCAGGAAATCTAATGAGATTTCAAATGTCTTGGGTCAAAATAAAAATAACTTGTTCATCATTGAGCCATATGCTGCTGGAAGTGAAACGAAAAATAATGTAAGAAATGCTGTGAACAACGGAGTTCCTGCTTCAAATGTTTTTGTTGGAAACTCAGTCGGGAGAGGACAAGGGATTGTGATTGGGGCGAGTTCATCCAAGTCAGACTCTCATTGGAATGCACTTAAAACTGTGGGTTCAATGACTAAAAATAATTAATATGCCATTACCAAAACAAGTCATACCAACTTTACCATTAGTTCCCAAGAAGACTCTTTCTGCAAGGAGGGAGCAACTCTTAGAATATATTAATAAGGATGGGACTTATCTTCCTAAATCAGTATTACATGCGGATTTGGACAGAGGTATGTTGGACTTTGTAAAAAACGATTTGAAGGTTGTTACTGGAGGTAAAACTGTTCCGATGATTGACATACTATTGACAACACAAAATTGGAGTCAGTATGTTGAAACTGCAACATTTGTTAACTTAGATTATAATGTCGAACCTCCATTCGTTACTGTTGTGAGAAATCCTGAGGTGAAATACGGAACCAATCCATCTTTACAATACACAATACCAAACAGAAAACAATTTTATTATGCATCTGTTCCGACTTGGAATGGTAACGAACAAGGTATGGACATATATACAATTCCACAACCAGTTCCTGTTGATATTAATTATAGTGTGAAGATTGTGTGTAACAGAATGAGAGAATTGAATCAGTTAAATAAAATTACACTTCAGAAGTTTTCTTCGCGTCAAGCCTATACCTTCATAAAAGGGCAGTATGTTCCGATAATTATGAACAATATTTCAGATGAATCACAAATGACATTGGAGTCAAGGAAGTATTATGTTCAATCATATGATTTTACAATGTTGGGTTACTTGATTGATGAGGAGGAGTTTCAGGTGAAACCAGCCATTGCTCGCGTCGCTCAAGTTGTGGAACTTGACACATCTACGATTAGTAAAAGAAGAAGGAAGTTTCCTGAAAATCCTGACGAGTTTTTGTCAAATTTTCAATACGTGGTTGGTAATGACTCTTTGTCTGAGTTCATTGATTTCACTGCAGATATGACTTGGGTTGGTTCTGAGAACATCTCTAATTTTGATGTCTTTATTAATGGAGATTATTTCGGTTCGAATGTTAATAAAATACAAATAACAACCAACGACATTCTTACAATATCCGTAATGAAACAAGACAACCTGAAAGAAGGTTCTATAAAGTTTGATAGTAAGTTGGTTTAGTCCTCCCCATACAAATCTTTCTTTTCTTTACACTTCTCTAATATTAAATTTTCTAAGAATTTATAAATCTTTATCCCCCTTTTATCACAGTATTTTTTCAATACCTCGTGAACCTCAGGTGCTATCTTTATATTCTTTATTTCTTTCTTTTTATTCATAGGTAGAAAAAAGGTAGAATTTATTCTCACCATTTACAAATAGATATTCAAAAGTCAAGTTTTTTCATTCAGATTAGAATATTTATCATTAAAATAAATCTGCATAGAATAATTTAATAATGGCAACAGCACAAGCAAATCAAAAAGTTTATGTTTCACCTGGTGTTTATACCTCTGAAACGGATTTATCATTCGTGGCTCAGAGTGTGGGTGTTACTACGTTAGGTTTAGTTGGGGAAACAATTAAGGGTCCCGCATTTGAACCGATTTTTATAACGAACTACGATGAATTTCAGGCATATTTCGGGGGGTCCGAGCCTGTAAAATTTGTTAATACACAAATCCCTAAATATGAAGCGGCTTACATTGCCAAATCTTACTTACAACAATCTAATCAATTGTTCGTAACAAGAATCCTTGGTCTTTCAGGATACGACGCAGGTCCGTCTTGGAGTATCAAAGTTGTTGCTAATGTTGACCCAACTACGGTTGGTTTCAATCCTGCAACAGCTACCCCTTGGGTGGTAAACTTTACAGGAAGTTCGACAGGGAATACAATTTCTTTTCTTAATTCATTCCCTTCACAAATTAACAATTCGTTGACTTCACTTTATAGAATGAGTGACGGAAGCACATCTAATATCCAATCCGATATTTTAGGGTTTGTGAAAGATGTTCTAACAACAAATTCATTGTCTTCAACAACTGCAAATGTATATGGTGCAATTCCAGAAAGTGACTATTATAGTTTGTCTACAGGACGTAACTTAGTCAACGTATATAATTGTGATAATATAAATTATCCTCTTAATGATTTAACAAGTGGTTTGAATGATTCTTGGTTCTATGCAAACTTTAACAACTATTCCAATGATAACTATTCAGGTTATTCTATGGACTATATTGTTTCATCAATAGCAACAGGAGCTTCTAATAGTTTCTCGGGTAGTATTTCTGGTAATGTATATACATGGTCAGGAACTGCTTTCAGTGAATATAATAACATGGTTGTAGCGACAATCCGTTCAAGAGGTATATCACTTTTTGAAAATAGTGCAGCAAGTAATGCTCACGGTCCAATTTACGAGGTAAACTCGGGTGGAACTGTTTCAGGATTGAGTGCATTAACTATGGTTTGTTCGGGACAATACAAGTTTATAACTAAAGTATTAGGGACGGACAATTTCGGAAAATCTAGACAGGAGGTTCCTGTATTCGTTGAGGAAGTTTATCCAGCTTCTTTGGCTTATGCTTATAATCAAAGTTATATCCGTGGATTAGATTGTCAGTTGATTGGTTTACCTGGAGCAAGAACAGAAGACCCAAGTTCAATTGCTTATAACGTAGAAAAATATCAATCACCTATGACACCATTCTTGGTTTCAGAGTTGAGAGGTAATAAAGTTTATAAATTATTCAGATTCATATCAATCTCTGATGGAGATGCAGCTAACGTTGAAGTAAAAGTTTCAATCGCGAACTTGTCTTTTAACAACATGACATTTGATGTTTTAGTTAGAAATTTCTTTGACACCGATGCGAACCCTGTTGTGATTGAGAAATTCACAAATTGCACTATGGACCCAGCTTCAAATAACTTTGTGGCTAAAAAGATTGGTTCTTCTAATGGTGAGTTTGCTTTAATATCAAAATATGTGATGGTTGAAATGTCTGAAGAGGCACCAATAGATGCACTTCCTTGTGGATTCTACGGATACACTCAAAGAGAATATGCATCTGTTAGTAATCCATCTCCTGTTCCAAAGTTCAAAACAAAATACTACTTCCCTGGTGAAGTTATCTATAACCCACCTTTCGGTGCAGCAACTGGAGGTGATAATTTAGTCGAGTCACCTGGTGATATAGTGAGAAGAAGTTACTTAGGTTTTTCAACTCAGTTCGGAATTGACGAATCATTCCTTTCTTATAA